AAAAGGCCAGCGGTTAGGCTGGCCTTTTTCTGTTCTACCTAGACTCTAGTTGGTTACGAGATAGGATAGCGGTACCAGCTTCCGAGCCAGAACACGACTCCACACCGCAGCCGTTGCAAGCTCTGCTTGGGTGAAGCTGATTCCAGACGGAGTGCCGGTCTGCTCAAAGCCGAACGGGTGCAGCAACCAAGTGTTACGAACCCACAAGGTCTCAATGCCGCCGCCGTCGCCTTGCTCTTCGTTGCGGTCAATCGCAACCGGAGTGATTGGCGAACCTACGCCATAGCCGAATGCGCCAGGGCCAAAGAGAACGGAAGTGTACTTGAATCCGTTGGTGCTGCCAGCCGTTACAGTCAGCCCGTCATCAACAATGACTCGCTTACCCATGTAAGTCGGGATTGTCGCCATTCCCAAGCTATCAGGGATAAAGTCGATGTCGTCATTCTTGACCATCTGAGCCATGACAGCAGAGTGAACCGCAATCGTGGTGAACATTTCAGCCGAGTCGCCTGCCGTGTACAGTGCCTCGGTGAAGGCGTCACGGTTAAACCGGGTTGCAGCGTCCTGATCACCTGTAGCCTCAGCAGCTACATCAATAACCATGTCGCTAGAGTCGTTCGCTACGTTATCGGCCAATACGCCGTTGGTGGCTGCAATTAAACGACGCTGCCATTGGCGTGCAAAGTAGCGATCTGTGCGAGCACGGACGGCTTCCATTGCAGTGCCACCCATTGCCAGCTCTGAAGCCAAGTCGGCAGCCTGCCAGCCTTGGTTTACAAACGCCTTGCGTGCTGTCTGCTCACCTTGGGTCACTTTCTGCGGTGTCGCAGAGCTGGCCGGATCATCTGAGCTGTAGTTAACCTCGGCTGAGCCGTCGAGGTCATTCCAATAAGGAAGCTCAATGCTCTTACCTGGCGCGTTTGCCAGCTCGTCCAGCAAGCCGTTACGGGTGATAATGCCGGACTCAAAGAACCGGGTTTTCTCGGGGCCTTCGATCTGCGGAAGGTCTCGAAAGATTGTGACATCAATGATGTCTGAGAGTTTGGTAGTAGGCATCGGGTGTTACCTTTATGTGCCGTAGTGTTGGGTGCGCAGTCGGTCATATTCGGAAGCATCGGCTTCTTTAATGGCCTTCAGCTCTGCGCCAGAGTATTCATTAAACTTCTTGCCTGAAGGATCACCCGACCCTTTGCCACCGGCAGCACCTCCGCCAGAAGCTTTCGAGCCTGCCAGGTAGTTGGCGTATCGTGCGCCTTCTTTAACCTTGGCTTCCAGCTCATCAAGAGAGTTAACGCCATCACCTGTGACTTTAACCTTTCCTGATTCGTTATCGTAATCAAATTCAAAGCGCACCTTCAACAAGTCGCGCAAGTCTTCGTTGTACTCACCGCCAGCGCCTAGATTTGTAACAACGCTGTTCAGTGCGTTATTGATCTTCTCTTTTTTGGTCTGGCCCATGAGCTTATTATAACGCTCGGTCTGTTCCGCTGCTCGCTCGTCAATCAGCCGGGTTAGCTTTTCAACATCGCCGTCGGCCTTGGCTTGTGCCTCTTCGGCCTGGCGGGCCTTCTCGGTGGCCTCACGCTGCTTTTCCTGTAGCTCTTCTTTCTCAGACTTCAAGTTTTGGTTTGTCGTCTTCAATCCCTTCACTTCGTCGGCAATACGCGCCTCTACTTCGGATTCGGTATAGACGGTAATCGTTTTGCCTTCATGTTCAATTTGCATTGTAAACACCTGTTACATGCTCGACTAACGCGCCTGCGTAGTCTGGTTATAAGATTGTATCACACATCCAAGGTATCACTAACGACCCTATCCGCCGCCTCCAAGTCTAGCTCGTCGTCTGTCCGGTCATTATCAATCACGCCAAAGCGCCTCATGTTAGCCCTCAAGTCTTTTTGTGCCATGTCGCCACGGGCAACAAGCTGCATTTGAGCCATAATCATTTGTGCGTCAATCTGACCCTCAAAGAACTCAGTATTCAATTCAAACTCAATATCTTGAGCCGCGCCCATAAACTCAGAGCACCAGCCAATGACCTTCAAGTAGGCTGCGCTTGTATTGCCTGCCAGAGTCGTCAGCATAGAGTTTTCGCCGCTGTGCCTTATGCGTGCCGCCTCTGCGGTCTCGTTGCCGCCGCCTTCTTGAATTATTCGAGCGCCAATGGCCACCATCTGATCTTGCTTATCAAGCATGGCCTGTTGCGGCATCTGGTTGGGGCTTGCTTGCATCAACGCACCCGCGCCGCCTTCGGGCAAAAGCCATGCCGCCCGGCTACCGATCAGATACGGGCCGGGGTTGTCTTCTACCCACGACTGAGTAAGCCCGCTAATGATCGGCGTAGGCTGCCCCAACATGAAACACGACTCTTCGTAGTCGGCACTGTTCCGATAGTGGCCGATGTTGACCTTGGCAATATCGTAAAGCGGGGCGCTGTCTATGGTTTCGTCGTTATCTTCTGCGCCTACCCATGCAAACGGTAGTTCCTTGAATGTGCCGCCGTCGCTTTTTCTAGGCACGGCCTGCCACATTCTAACGCCGCCCTCGTCATAATATTCCTGCACGTAATCGCCGTCGATCAATCGCAGCACTCGATAGCGCGGCTGAAGATCGTAATTGAACGGGCTTGATTCAACCTCTTCATCTTCACGCAACACGACAAGATCAACCACACCGGCCTGGTTAACGTGCCAGTTAATGATCTGCTCTGCATTGTAGTGAATGATGTAGGCTTTGTTTTTCTGGCTATCAGCAAGCGTCAAGGCTTCCTCGACCTGTGGATAGTCCGCTAACAATCCACACCGGCCCGCCTCCATGACATCGCCGACGGTCATCTTTACCAGGTTAGCAAGCGACATGCCGTTTCTGGTTGCGTCTTCCAGCATATAGGCCAGCGGGCCGGGCAGATCAATCTGTGGTGGCTTGCGGAATATTGCGCCGATCAATCCGCGCTTGGTGCGGCTGGTATAGTTTACAAACAGCGCCCTTTGCAGGTAGTCATCGTATCGCTGCTGATTTTCTTTCGAGCGGTCTGCTTTGTTGGGCTTTGGCAGGTAGCGAAACGTGCGCTTTTTTACGGCCTTCTCGCCTTTTACGCAATCGCGCACCAGCTCCCACGACTCAATGTGGTAATCATATTCGGGATTATGGTTCGTAACGCTCATGCGCTGGCCCTGTCAATAGGTTTTACTTTCGCCGATTGTATCACGATGCGAACCCCACTTTAACATTAGCGGTGCTGGTGACGACAAGGTGAGGGCAAGCCCCCATAATAAACGAGTCGGCCAAATTTGGAGATGACAGCCCGCGCTTCTTCATGTCGTCTTTTGATTCGATCATATCAAGCCCGCGTTTACTATAGCTTTTCCGTGGGCTGGACAGCTCTGCTAACAGCCTGTGCAAGTGTGGCAGGTCGCTTCTAATCGCTATCAGGTCGCTTGGATTGTACTCCATGCCCTTCATAACGGCGTTGTACGTATTCCTGAGCCGGTCTGCTACATCCTGCCATGCTTGGGCCTTGAGATTTTCAAACTTCTCTTTGTTCCTAATGCCTTTGGCGTAATCTTCTTTGCCCTTCACTACCGCTGCAGCTGCGTTGAACTTAAAGTACCCGGTCTTCACATCCATCTCTTTTAAAGTCGAGCCAACGTGCGCACCCACGCCAATGGAGTCATAAATCAAGCGCCCGCCCGCTACCTTGGCCCATGCCCGCTTGGTGGATTGGTTAAGCTCATCTTCTGGCGCTTTCCATTCGTCTATGTCTACGCACACGGCACCGTTAAAGCCTGCTGTGGCGTTCTTGTCGTCGCCGCTGTCTGCCACATCGTAACCGACGCACCTTGCGCCTGATAGATCAATGCCAAGCTTTATGTCGGCGTCAACAGCAGCCTCTAGCCATGAGCGCTTGATGACGCTGGCTTCATCATCGGTTAGCGGTACGCCAAGGTAAGTGTGTTCGTATTCGTCGTAATCCTCTTCTTTCATGGCTTCAATGACTGAGGCCATAGTGTCAGAGATAAACGGGTTTTGAGGGTAATTTATTAAGCGCACGCGGGTATTCGGTGGCGGGTTAACGATAAAACGCTGATAGATAAAATCCGTGACCAGCTTGGGGTTAAAGCTTATCCAGACTTCGCTGCCCTGCTTTCGTATGGTCGGTTCTAAAATTAACCACTGGTCTTTTGTGAGGTTGTGCGCTTCCTCGATCCAAAGTATGTCAGCACCTTCAAATGATTTTATCTCGTCCGTGTTTCGCTCAATGCCGAAGAATGCAAAGTCAGTTCCGTTGCTGTGGCGGATCTCGTTTATCAGTGAGGTGTAGCCAGGCGTACCAAAGTTGTTTATCTGCGCGTTGATTAGCGTATAGACCGAATCTTTTATCTTGCTCTGAAACCTACGAACGCAAAGAAACCGGGTTTTGTACTGCGCCCCGATTGATTGGGCCATGCCCGCAAATTCCCATGACTTTGAGCTAGAGCGCCCGCCGTACAATACCCGGTTGCGCACCTTGATGAAGTTCTCAGGGCAGGGATTGCCGTCAAACCAGAAATCTTGCAGGTTAGGGTTAAGGGACGCCATGCTATGCGTCGGGGTCTGGCTTGCCGTACATGCCCGCGAAAGTTGGGGTTAGGTCTTTGCCGTTTGTGGTGTGATCTAAGTCGTGCTTATCTTTCCACTCTTCCTGGCTGCGGTTCTTAACGCCAAAGATTGCCGCGCTGGCATTGCCTTGCCCAGTTGCAGCCACTTGCATTAGTGTTTTCTCCCACCAGTAGGCTCCAGCGGCTTGCGCGGACTTTATGGCTTCCGAAAACTGTTCATTTTCATCCATCCACTTGTAAACGGTGGACAG